CGGAAGTATCATGGGAACCACTAGGTTCAGTATAATCAACAGAATACTTGGTGCCCCTACTACCTCTACCTTTGATCCTTTTCATAGAATCAAAAGCAAAACTAGTAAGTCCACCATTGTAATCACCCATGCCCAAACGGTCATAGAATTTCTTTTTGCAATTAAATGCATGTGCTTGTTGAGTAGAGTCGTAACGTGATTGGTCAATCCAAAACAAAGTACAACTCATCTCACCTCTCTCTTCTCTCCATTTTCCAATATCTTCAGCGTTCATACCAGAAGTATAACAGATGTTGTGCCAAGAATTCCAATGGTCAGCCAGTATTTTACTAGCTTGACTAAAAAAAGGACCGGTGCAAACATTAAGACGGTCAGTACCACCTTGAATGCAACGAGGATCAAAGTCTTCGACTTCTTCTCCACCTTTCATTGTTAATTCTCTTTTAACAAAAGCACTACGTATACAGTCATGTTTAGTAAGAGGATTTTTCTTAATGGCAGACCAAGCTTCCGTATGGTCTTTTACACGTTGCTTTGAATAACCAACGTTCCATTTTAGAAAATCTTCATCGACATTGTTTTCACATAAGTTAGGCAAGTCGGGAAATTCCTCATCAACAAAGTCGTACACTAAGTCCCATGCTTCATCATCAGCTACAGGCGATTCCATTAGAGCCCTATTATTAATGGCAACAATCTCATTGTTGGCAGAACTAGTAGGGACTAAAGGAATATATTGACTGAAAGACTGACAATTAGCAAAGAACTCTCCTTTGGGTTCTCGTTGGACTCGTTCAGGAAACTTAACATTTGATCCAACTCTTCTAGTAACTAAATGTTTAGAAGATTCGTATCCTGGAAAACCATTTTTAAAGACTTTTCCAGCATCAAATGATGGCCCGGGAGCGCTAACGCGTCTGTCCGAATAGACATCACGAGTAACAGCTCCAGGGTCAGGATCCTGAGGTACCATACAACAAAAACTCAAAGGTGATAAACTTAGAACTTTTGACAACATCCCATACTGATTGGTATATTTGGGTTGACATAAGGCATTGAAAGCTATAATTTCGTCCTGTAAACTATGGACGAAAGCAAGGTGGGCACCATATGTGGCACACAACAACCTTGTGTCGGAAGGTATAGACATTTTACTGTCCATAACTTGACGACGCATGGTATTGATGCACATGGCCAACCCAGCTTTATTTCTTTCAACGCCTACCATTTGCAAGGCAACGGTCTTAATGATGTCTTTAGGAATCAAAACATTGTTCCTAGCACCTTTGGAAATCCATACGAATGGTCCATAACTTTTAATTTCGGACCGATTCAAACTAAGAATCTCCATAGTGGGTCGGAATTTTTGTTCATCACCC